AAGCCTTCGACCTTCTGGATGAAGGTGGCCTTGGGTGCCGGCGCCGGCACGACCGTTGGGGCCAGCGGTTGCGCCGGGTTGGCGAGCGTTGCCCCAGGGGAGGGTGCCGGTTCCGCCGATCCCGCGGTCGCAGCCGCTGGGGTCGGGGCTGGCGTTGGCGCGTGCGTCGCCGGGGGTGGCTCCGCCGGCGGGACGACCGGGGCGATGTCCGGCGTCACATGCGGCGTTGCCGGTGCGGCTGGCTCGCTGGCGGGGTGCGTCTCGCTCATCTTACAGGGTCTCCATACGGGTGCGCTGAACCGGCACGATGGTCTCGCCAATGGCGCCGGCCGAGGCGCGCATCTTGTCGGTGTGGATGTCCGATGGCTTGTCGGACCAGCCCTTGCCGAGCGCCTTGGCGGCGGCCTCGTCGGTAACGGTGGTGATGCGGCCGTCCTCGTGATAGGCCGCGGCGGGGTATTTGTCGGGCACGGTGTTACTCCTTTCTGGCAATGGTGTTACTCCCGGGTTTGGGAACGAACCCGGATTGATCAGAGCGCGTCAGGCACTACAACCGCCCATTCCGGCCGAATCCAAATGAATCCGTAGAGAAGGTCGAGGCGTGTGATCGTTTGGTCGTTGATCCCGTCGTAGAACGAGATCAGCCGGATCGAGACGCCGTCGTAGCTCTCGCGGTAGCTCTCGACGACGCCGCGCGTCGGCATCTCCATCGGCACCACCGCCAGCGTCACCGCCTGCGGCACGAAGATGAAGTTCTTCCGGTAGGTCTCCGACGCATTGGTCAGGCAGACGATCGCCGCACCCGACGCCGGCGACGCGGTCACCGTCTGGAACGGCGCCTGCGCGGCGCCGGCGCCCGGAACCAGCGCCGGATAGATCGGGATCGAGGTCGACCCGGTCGGCACCGCCGCGGTCACCACGAACTGCCGCAGGAAGCCGGTCGAGACCTTGGTCACCCGGTTGACCGCATAGACGCCGGCGAAGGTGATGATGTCGCCGGCATTGAGCGGCGCCGTCGTCGTCGTGACGATGATCGCCGAGCCGGTCTGGTCGGCGCCGTTGACCGTCGGCAGTGTGCCGTATGCGGCGGTGACGTGCGGGATCACCGTCGGGTCCTGCATCCAGTCCATGCCGAGCACGCCGCGGCCGATCATCGCCGAGGCGTACTGGTCGCCGACCTTGGCCTGGCTGTTGAACAGGCCGGAGAACGACGCGACGGTCCGCGCCATGGTGACCGGATCGAGCACCACCTTGCGCTGGCCGCGCGGGGTCGACTGCTTGTCCAGCAGCGCCCCGGCGGTGGCCCACGTCGTCAGCGTCGGGCTGATCGTGTTGTTCGAGCCGTCGACGTTGTGCACCAGGTTGCAGATCGCCTCGGCGCCGGTCATCACGTCAGCCGCGATGCCGCCGACGATGGTGTTGATCGCCGGCTCCAGGATGCGCTTGCTGTAGTCCTGGATCGACAGTGTGCGGTCGACCTGGGAGAACGCGATGTCGACGCCGATCTGCTTGGCCACCGTCAGCGGTGTCTTCTGCTCGGTCGTCGACTGCGGCACCGCGGTCGGCCCGGTGCGCAGCGTGTAGTCGTTGGGCAGACGGATCTGGATGGTGGCGCCGGGCTTCTGGCCGGCGACGGACGGATTGCCGAACTCGTCCTGCCACTGGCGATCCACGCTCTGTAGGAAGGGATTCGCGTTGCGAAATAAGGAGATAGCTCTCCTCGTGACCAACTGCGGCGTGATAATCGAATTTGCCATCTAAGTATCCTGCAAAGATAAACGGATATTCATCGCCTCACGCGAGCGGTCTTGGCGACACCGTTCCTTGGCCGGAAATGGAAGCTACTCACCACGCCAGGAGCTTTACGCACTTCACACTGAGTTTAGCGCCGACAGGTAGGCGTTAGACCTTAGCCACAACTGCATTTTACGCCAGCAGGTAGGCGTGTCTGCTATTTTTCGGATCGGGGATGTTGATAGCAGCTCCCGTCCCTAACCAACCCGAGTGAGGTGAGCACCAGAAATGGCTTCCCCAGTCATAGACGACGGCGTCCCCACGCGCGCCACGAAAATACAAGGCGTCTACGCAATTCGCCATGACGACAGCGGCCGAATATACGTCGGATCAGCGGTCAACGTAGCAAGGAGATGGCGCATTCATCGGCGTTCTCTTGACCAAATGACCCATCATTCCGTTCGTCTGCAATCCGCATGGTCCAAGCTTGGCGCGGAAGCCTTCACGTTCACTTTGCTGGAAGTCGTCGAACAAAAAGGCGACCTGATCGCCCGCGAACAGTTCTGGATCGATACCCTGAACGCGGCTTGCTTTCATGTCGGTTTCAACTCCAATCCGAGCGCCGGTAGCAGTCTAGGCCGTAAGCTTTCGGCCATCAGCAAAGCCAGGATAGGCGCCAAGGCCCTCGGCCGCGTGCTCTCCGCTGAAGCGCGCGCCGCCATAAGCGCTGGTCACAAAGGCCAGATTGCATGGAACCGTGGCAAACCTAATTCCCCCGAACACCGTGCCAAGATCAGCGCCGGAAATACTGGAAAAATCCATCCGCCCGAGTTTGGCGCCGCCGTAAGCGCGCGGAGGATGGGCCACGAGGTAACATCAGAGACACGCGCCAAGATCAGCGCTGCGCTGATCGGCAAACCCGCCCCATGGAACCGTGGCCTCGTCCGGTCGCCGGAAACGCGCGCCAAAGTCCGTGCGGCTCGTTTGGGGAGCAAAGCCTCTCCGGAAGCGAAAGCGAATATGAGCGCGGCACGCAAAGGAAAGGCTTGCCCTTGGCTTGTGGGCCGCACAGCATCACCAGAAACGCGCGCCAAGATGAGCGCGGTGCGGACCGGCAAGCGCGCATCCGAAGGAACGCGGGCTAAGATGAGCGCAAACATGATAGGCAACCAATACAACCTCGGCAAAACCATTTCCGAAGAAACCAGGGCCAAAATGAGCGCCGTGAAAGTCGGCAAAGTAGTCTCAGAGGAGACACGAGCGAAGCTGCGAGAGTCGCACCTGCTATCCGACAGAAGTTCGGCGATCAAAGAAGGTTTAGCAAAGCGCCGGCAACTCCTCACCGCTGCCACCGCTGCTTAGATTCCCATTTCACATATTCATCCATCCCGGCCGACGGATCAGGCTCGCCCCGCGCGCGTCCGACCGATGGCGGCCGGATCGGTGCCGGCGCGGCAGATGGCGCGACCGCAGCCGCGGGCGGGGGGGCGCTGGTCGCCAGCTTGGCCAGCGCCAGCGCCATCCGGTGCGGCGGCATGGCGAGGATCCGTTCGGCCTCGATCGGATTGTCCGCCAGCGCGGCGATCGCCTTGTGGCCGTCCTCCATGTCGGAAACCACGGTCATCAGCCTGACCCGCTGCTCCGGCGAGGCGAGGTCGGAGACGATGTTGCAACGTTCGGTGAAGTCGGCCTGGCCGAACTCGCTGTTGCCGGCGCCGATCGTGGCGCTGATCCTGGTCGCGTGCTCGCGTTCGGCGACCAGCCGCGCGGCGCGTTCCTCGACCAGGCGGTCGATGTCCGGCGCGGGCGGCGTCCGCGCCTGGTCCGGCTGCTCTAAGCGGCGGAGACGCTCGGCCAGCTCGGCACGCTGCGCCTCGGCGGCATCGGCGCGTGCCTTCTCGGCGTAGCGCGCGGCCTGCGCCTGCGCATAGCGCCGGTTGTCGCGCTCGCGGGCCTTCTCCTCCGGCGTCTTCTCCGGCTTTGCCGGATTTTCGGTCTCAGCCTCGGTCGCGGTCTCGGTTTCGGCGGCCCCGGTCGCGGTTTCGGCCTGCGGCTCCGGATCGTCCTCCGATGACAGGACGTGCTGCGGGACGTAGGGCGGGGTCGCATCAGCGGCCTCGCCTGGCGCGGCGGGTGTCGTGGTCTCGCTCATGGGGCCTCCAAGGAGGGCAGCGCAGGCAAGGTGCTCTCGCCGGGACGAAGCGGCTTCGCTTTTGGCATCGCCGGGGCCTGCCCGGCCGGCCGGTGCGGTGCGCCTGTGGTCATTCGCGCCGGCCAGTAGGTCGCGGCATAGCGGTGGATACTCGCCCGGCTGACCCCCAGGCGCCGGCTCATGACGTCATAGGACAAGCCCTGGTCGTAGAGCACGCGGCCCTGAGCCTTGTCCCACACTATGGCGTAGCGCATGGCGCCCATGATCACATGCCGCTCATGCGTCGAAGATCATCTTCCGCACCAGCTCCAGGAACGCCGGATCGCCGTTGGTCCGCTTGACCAGCAGCGCGATGACCGACACGGCGACGATCATTGCGTAATCCGGTGAAAACTCCGCCAGCAGCGCCGTGGCGATCGCCTCGGCGCGGTCGATCTCGGCGTCGGTGGCCATTGTCATCTCCACCTTCAATAGTGGTAGTAGCCAAGGCGCGGGCCGACGAAGCCACCCAGCAGGACCAGGACCAGAAGGACGATCAGGGTCAGCCCCAGCGGCGAGCCGAAGTATGCGGTGCCGCCAGTGCGATAGCCCCAGCCGCCGCCGAGCAGCAGGAACAGCACGACCACTATCAACAGGAGTTCCATCGTTCAGGGTCCTTGCGCGGCTTGCGGGTCGGGCTGGCCGGTGCCATTGGTGGTCGCCGGATCAGGCGGGGCCATCGCCTGTTCGGCATCGGCGTGAGCAGCCATCACCGGCAACGCCGGCATGCCGATCATCTGGCTGACCATTTCGCGCACGATCAATTTCAGGCTGTCGGGATCGATGGCGCCGACCGCGGCCAGGCGCCGTGTCTCGCTTTCGTAGTCCTTGATCGCCCGGTCGCCGGCCTGATCCTTCAGTCTCTCCTGCGCGATGACCAGCTCGGCCTTCAGCCGCGCGACCTCGGCATCGGCCTTCTGCGCGATCGCCTGGCCGTTGGCATGCGTCGCCTGCAACTGCTGTTGAAGCTGCATCACCTGCTGCGAGGGACCGCCCAGCGCCTGCGGCGGCACCATGTTGCGCAGCCGCTCCGCCATCTCGTCGGCGCCAGGGAAGTCCGCCGCCTTCATCATCAGATCGCCGACGATCGCCGCCCATTCCTTGTTCTGCGCCAGGATCTGGCTGTACGCGTTGAATGCCTCTTCCCGCCGCGTGGCGTACGCCGGACCAACCTCGGCGATGACGTCGTAACGGCCGACCTTGGGGTTCCAGATCGTCTTCACCGCGTCGGCCTGCGCCTGCGCCGGATCGGCCTGGCCCTGCGGGTTGGGCGAGGGCGGCCCGGCGGTCGGATCGGCCACCGTCTGGTGCGCCGCCGGCGCGTGCGGATCGATGTGGATCTGCGACTGATCGCCGTTCTCCGCCATGATCGTGATCACCCGCTCGGTGTCGTAGATCTTCGGGATGAGGTCGATCAGGATCCGTCCGGTGAAGCGGATCGCCCCGGCCAGGTGATCGATGACGTGATAGGTCGCGTTGTCGCCCTGGCGCTGCCTGGCGTTGATCGCCTTGCCGCTGGTCTCGTTCGACGGCTCGCCCATCACCGCCTGATACTGGCCGGAGGCGAGCATCATCTCCTCCTGCGCCACCTTCATCCCCTCCAAATAGGCCTGCGCCATCACCGGCGGCTGCGAGCGCTCCGGCGCGCGGATTTCGCGGCCCATGTCGTCGAACTGGTTGTAGGTCAGCACGCTGTGGTTCTCGGTGTTGGCGGTCTCCCAGGCGCCTTGCCGCCCCTCGATCGCGGCGGCCGGCGAGATGAACGGCGACTTGCCCTGCAGGCCGACGAACTCCGCCGCCTGGCTGGCGTAGTAGTTGTAGGCGCGCTGGGCGTCGCGCAGGTGGCGGGTGTGCGAGACGCGGTCGAGCTTGTTCTCGATCACGGTCTCCTCGCACGGCACGCGGACGATCGGAATGTAGCGGCCAGGCCACGGCTTGCGGTCGAGGATGGTGTCGCCGCCGATCAGGAACCACTCGACCTCCGGTTCGCTGATCTCGCGCGAGCGCAGCGGCGCCACACCGGCCTTCGCCAGCGTCGCCATCCCGCCGTCCGGCAGATCGCTTTCGCGGATGTGGCTGCCGTCCGGCATCATGTGCAGCGTGTCGGTCTTTTCGCCGACGCGGTAATACTCGGCGACGCGGGTGTGCTCGTCATCGTTCCAGCCGTCGGTGTTGCCGATCGGATGATCGCCCACCGGATCGGCGCCGCTCTCGGCATGGCGCGGATAGGCCGATTTGAACTCCTCCTTGGTCATGTCATAGAAGACAAAGCCCCATTTCGCGTCCGAACCGTCATACTGCTGGATGTCCGGATCGAGATAGACCGACAGCGGATCGGGTATCCGGCGGATGAAGATCTCCTGGTCTGTGGTGTCGTCGTGCGCGTAGTCGGTGAGGATCCGCCAGTAGCCGATGCCGCCGTAGACCTGGTTGTAGGTCGCCGTGTCATAGGCCTGCGTCGCCTGGGAGATGTATTCGATGTGCCGGCAAACGCCCTCGAAGATCTTCGCCGCGTCATAGGTCGCATCGTCGCCGGTCGGGCTGATGCGGATCGCCGCCTTGTTCTGCCGGGCATCGTTGACGATCTGCAGGTTGTGCACGCGGGTCTTGTTGACGGTCAGGCACGGCCGGCCCTGCCGCGAGGCGGCGACGCTGCTGGGCCACTGCCATTGGTTGAGCGAATCACCATTCGCGAACTTCATGTCGTCGATGAAGTTGACCCGGGCCACGGCTTCCCACTCCTTGGCGCGGTCGAAGCGCTCCTTCGCCTCCTTGACGATATCCTCATCGGTCTCGCGCGCCATCGCCTAACGTCCCTCGGTCGGCCTGCGCCGGTTGCAGCTTTTGAGAACGCAATACCGTTCCCAGCCCGGCGGACAGTCACAGTCCGGCATTGCCTACCGCCCCATCCAGGAGTCCGGGCTGACCGGCTGGGCCGGCCCCTTCGGCTGCACCGGCGCGACTGGCATGACCTCGCGGTAGCCCATCGCGAGGTAGCGGAACGAGTCGCTCCCGTGGCTGGCAAAATCGTGCACCGGACTGGCACGCCAGGTCTGCGCCGCTTCGTTCCATTCGCGTCGGTAGTGCCGCAGCGCGCGGATCCCGGCGGCGCAGCGCGTCGCGTCGAACCAGCACTTCGGCAGCACCATGCGCACCGCGTTGATGCCGTCCGCGACTGACTGCGCCGGAACCACCCGGATCGGCGTCACGCCCAGGCCATGCAGCGTTTCCCGCCGGCTGCGCCCGCTGCCCAGCTCGCGGACCTCGGCATCGTGCGGCAGCAGGTGGCGCTCGTAGGTGTAGGGCTTCGCCTGCAGCAGCCTGACGTAGTGGTCGAGACCGACCCCGCTGTCCTCGATGTAGTCGATCAGCCGCCACTGGCCGGCGCGGGTGATCTGCGCGAACCAGATCGCCGTCGAATCGTCGATGCCGAGGTCCCAGGCGGTCCAGACGCGGAGCAGCGGGTCATACGGCACCGCGGTGATCCGGCCGTCGGCCTCGGCCGCCTGCATCAGCTTGCCGTAGTAGGAGCCGGAATTCGGCGCGGCAAACGAGCATTCCAGCTCCTGGGCGAACTCTTCGTCGGACATCTCAAGACGCAGCCGCGCGATCGCCTCCGCCGACAGCGCGCCGGTGCGGGTGTGGTCCAGCAGATAGGCCGAGTATCCCTCGGTTGTCCGCGCGCGGTCGTAAGCGGCCTGCAGCAAGCCACGTCCTTTCGGTGTTCCGGAGCGGACCAGGGTGCCGTTCCGGTCGGCGAGCATCGGTTCGATCACCAGCGGCACCATGCTGGGCGGCGTGTCGTCGAATTCGTCGATGATGCACTCATCGGCGCCGCCGCCGCGCCAACTGTCGGGGTTGTCGGCGCCGCCGCACTGGAACGTGCCGCCGTTCGGCAGCCGGACCGCCATCTCGGAGCGGCGGATGACGGCGCCCGGGATGGCGTCGGCGGCGCGCATGACCTGGTCCCACAGGCCGGTTCGCGACCACATCACGTTGTAGGGCAGGATGTGGACCGTGCGCGGAAGCGGCTTCGGCTCGGTCAGCGCCCGCTTGAGGCCGCGCCACATCAGCGCCGTCGACTTGCCGGCGCGGCGGTGGACAACGGCCACGATGCGCGGCGCCGGGTCGTTGATCAGCGGCACCTGCCACGGACGCGGCACGAACGGCAGGATGACGCGCTGGATGTGGCTCATTCGACGAGCCTCGGTTTGCTGACAGCCAGCTTCGGCTGCTCCGCCTCGGCCCAACTGTAGACCACCGCGATCGGGGCGCCGTCGACGCCGCTGTGCTGCAGCTCCTGCGGCGCCTCGCGCCAGCCCATGCGCGTCTTGGTCCACCAGATGGCGGCAGCCACGTTCTTGCCCTTGGTCGCCATGACGTGCAGCGACGCCACGACCGCGGCGTTGAGTTCCAGCGCGCCGGCATCGAGCTCGCGACGGAAGTGCTTGCGCAAGGTCTTCTGATCGACGCCGCCAAATGGCCGTTCCTTGGTGACGCCTATCACGCGCGCGATCGACGTCTGATCGATCCCGCCTGCAACCATCGCCCTGACGGTCAATCGATCCTGTTCCGTCGGCACGTAGGGCGGTCTAGCCATCGCGCGCCTTGGCGAGGGCGCGGCTGAGCACCGCCGCATAGGCGTTCAGGCGTTCGGACAGCAGCATCGCCTGCCCGGGCGTCAGGCGGATGACGATGTCATTGCTCTGCCCGAAGCGGTGCGGCCGCAGGATGGTCAGCCGGATCGAGCCGCCGCTGTCGGCGGCGGCCACGTCGGCGTCGAACGCGTCGTCAACGATCAGAGTGCCCAAGGAATCACGTCCCCCGCTAAGTCGTAACGAGGCTGCTTGTGAACCGGTGCGCCGGGCGGGTCTCCGTCCGGTGCTTCTTGTCCAGCCGCCTGATCAGCGCCGGCTTCACCCCGGCCTTCAGCAGATCCGCCACATAGCCCGCGTGGTCAATGCCGGCGATCGGCTCCAGGACCGTGACGCTGATCATCACCAGGCCATCGGCGTAGACCACCTGACAGGTGCCGACCGGCAGCGGGAACTTCTCGTGGTCCGGCAGCACGCCCAGCTTCACCGCCGCCGCGGTCGCTTTCTTGCGCCGCGCCTCGGCATCGCGCAGCCCGACCGAGGCGTCGTGGTACTCGAGGGCCGCGGCCCTGACGCTGGCGCTGGTCGTGCTATCGAGTGGCATGCAGGGAGGTCGACATGAACGAAGATGATATACCGGGCTGGGAGGGCAACCGTCGCGCCGATGCCATGACGGTGGCGAAGACGCTGTCGGGCGTCTGGATGGTCAGGCCGGGGGACGGTCGATCGGTCATCGCGTACTGCCCGTGCTGCGGGGCAGATTTCAAGACAGCCCGCGCAGCCAAGCTTGTGGCCGATGCGGTTTATCCGGTTGACATTCCGCATACTGCGGAATAGATAGGGAATGGCCGAGGGAATTGACCCCGGCAGATCGAGGAGCAACCCGATGAGTGGCACCGCCCCGGACCTGAATACCGAAACCATCCTCGTGCAGCTTGCCCGCGCTCGCGAGGAGACGCTGAAGTTCACGGCGGAACAGCACAAACTCATGGCGGAACAGCAAAAACTGAACGCCGAGGCCAACAAGCTTCAGCGCGACCGAGCGATCCTGCCGTGGACCGTGGCGGCGACCCTGCTCGGGGCCGGCGCCGCGCTGTTCGCCGCCGGCGCCGGTTTCGTCAAACTGATCGGCGGATGACGCCCACCGAACGCCGCGCCGCGCTGCAATCCATCGGCTGGACCCAGCGCGGTCTAGCCGACCGGATCGGTTACGACGAAGGTACGATTCGCAGGCTGTTTCGAGACCCGTCCGCAAAGGCGCCCCCAGGCGTGGATGAATGGCTGGCCACACTGGCCCGGTTCCACGACGAACACCCGCCGCCGGAGCGGGCGTCGCGCGTCGCTTAGGCCGCGGCCTTCACGCGCT